ATGATGATTGTTTTAAGGCCGTCAGATGGTGCAGTCTCAATGCCCCACAACGTTTGTGCGGAACCATCTTGAGTGAACTGCTTATCGGTTACCGCTCTCCACTTGATGGCTTCATTGTCGCCGTAGACAAAGCCAATGGCACCCATTTCGCCGCCATTGTGAAAGTATTTGGTTCCACCAACCACGTTATAGCTGCCAATGGTCTCAGGGTCGATGCCTCGCTCAAGGAGAAAGGCATTCACTAGCCCACTATCTGAGGCCTTTGGCTTGCTAATGGCCTTGACAGTCGCCGTCTCTGGCGGGAAGTCATCAAACGGACTGACCTCCCTAGTGACCTTGCCAGACACTTCGCAGTGCCAGCAACGATATAACAAGCAGCCGCCGTCAGGTTGTATGTTGAGTGTCTTCTCGTTTTTCTTTTTACGTTCCGGTGAACATACTGGACAAACGTGCCTACCGGCCTCGCTGTTAGTCACAAAATATTCTAGGTCTGATTGATTCATGTGCATCCTCCTTGTCAATCGTTTCAAAAAATGTTAAATCTATAGAACGCCATCTGAGAGAACGTTCTCTTCGACAGCTTTCTCCCCAACTTAAAGTTGGGTTTAGAACGTACTACTTAGAACGTTCTCTTAGTCGGTAATCTTCTCAACCTTGATCGTTGCTCTGGGGTTCTCCTTGTCGAGCGCATGGTAAATATGTTTTTCCTTCACTTGCCTGTCGTTCTTGTACGCAAAGCCCTCTAGACAATCCAAGATAACCGATTCATCCAGATCAGGTCTGCGGGTTACATACCAAATCTTAATCGTCACCTTAACGTCCCCCTCAATAAGTTCATCGAGGGTCGGGCATTGCTTCTTGAAGGCATCGACATAGTCTCTGGCCTTCTTACTCTTTATCAATCTAGGCCTACCCCCGAAAGCTACAATCTTCCGACTGTTGGCTTTGCTGGCAGGTTCGCCGTATATTGTGGTCTCAAAGATGTTGCACATACTATGATGGTTCGCTATGATACGCAAGCGGAACAACAGGAGGAATCACATGAGCAAAATTGGAAGTTTTGTTTTGGAACAAGAAGAGCGTGGCGACACGCAATGGAACGAGGAACAACGTAGCTATGAGTTTAATCATAAAATCGAATGTCGAAATGGATGTGCGGAGCACGGGAGAGCCGTTGCCAAGCATACCTTGGGATCAAATGTTTTTCAAAGATGCCTTCGATATACCAGTAGAAGAGCAGGACATAGTCCGAAAGCTGGCGGCGGTAAGAAGCGCATACAAGCGTTACTTGCTCAAGCAGGAAGATCCACCAGAACGAGAATTCTTTATCGGGCAGCACTCCGACGAGGAAGGCTTAGTCGTTCGGATCTACTGTAAGCAAGGGCCAATTCGTGAAGATAACCAATAAGCACAAACTACCAACCCCGATTGTAAATGCCCTCAGTAAGGACACTTACACCCGTGGAAATAGTCACAGATCTGTAACGCAACTTATTGACTCCCCTCGTATTAGGATACTGACTGAGAAGCATTGGGAAGATCTTGAAGAAGATATCTCCAGCAAGCTTTGGTCTGTCCTTGGAACAGCGGTTCACTCTATGTTTGAAGATGCCGATCAGGGCGACTCAATCAGTGAGGAGCGATTGTTTGTTGATGTAGATGGGTGGACAGTGTCTGGTGCTATAGACCTGCAAGATGCAGACGGCCCTAGCGATTACAAATGCACCAGTGTGTGGTCTGTGATCTACGAGAAGAAAGAATGGGCCTATCAGTTGAATGCTTACGCTTGGCTAATGCGCCACGCCAAGGGTCAGATATCTAAGCAGTTGAAGATCATAGCTGTTATGCGAGATTGGAAGGGAAGGGAGGCGCAGAATAATGCCGACTATCCGCAATCACCCATAGCCGAGATACGGATACCACTGTGGTCTGAGTCGGAACAAGACCGATATATGTCTGAGCGCATCAAGTTACATCAAGATGCAGAGTACGCGAACCTAACCGGCGACAAGCTACCCCTTTGCACTGACGGTGAGCGGTGGATGAGACCGCCACAGTACGCAGTCAAGAAGGGTAACAACAAACGCGCAATGAGGGTTCTGGACACTCAGGAAGAGGCTGAAGGCTACATCCGCAGCAAGTTTCCAACAGGCGGCGCTCACATAGAGCATCGACCAGGGGAGCCCATAAGGTGTGCGGCTAACTGGTGTCGGGTCGCAGATTTTTGTGATCAGTGGCAGGGAGAGCGCAATGCTTGAGCAACAAAGGCGTGTTTTTGAAAAAATGATTGGTATCTGGTCTATAAGCAAGATACCAAATCTACAGATGAAGGTCATAGGTAGCGGTGAAGTTGCATTCACCTGTGCCGCTGGCCCGATATGCAAATTGAAGTTTAATTTGTTTGATAAGTTGGTTCCGCTAGAAGTAGTGGAACTTATAGAAAGTAAATTGGAGGAACAGTATGGGATCAACGGCAAAAAGTACCGCGCCGACTTTCGTGGATATATGGCAGACCCTTTCAGCAGTCAACGTTGAGGACTTTGTTCAAGACAAGATGGGACTAAGATACCTGTCTTGGGCAAATAGCTGGATGGTTTTGATGGCTCATTACCCCCAAGCCATCATGGACTTTGGGGCAAATGAGATGCACGAAGACGGTACAATGACTGTCCACTGCACTATTGTGATTGACACCTATGCTAGGCATATGTGGCTACCAGTGATGGATCATCGTGGTAGAGCAATAGTCCGACCTGACGCAAGGGCAATAAGTGATAACAAAATGCGATGCATGGTTAAGTGCTTAGCATTGTTTGGCCTTGGACTCTACATCTATGCGGGTGAAGACCTGCCTAGTGCGGAGAAAGACGCGCCAAAATCAACACCAAAACCAACGCCAGCACCTGAAGCAAAAAAAGCGGCAAAGCCTAAACCTGTAGCAACAGAAGAAGAGCCTGCCCCAACCCCAGAGAACACGCGAGTAGCGTCTGAGGCGTTTGTAGGGGCGATGGGGCAGTTCATTGACATGATGACTACCGAAGAAGGCTTGGTAGGCTATTGGAATGACAACAGGGGTCAAATAACAACGATTCAAAACCTACACGCCGACCTCTATCAAAAGATGGTCGAAATGTTTACCAACCGTAAAGCAGCAATCTTGAAAGGAGAAACAAAAGATGCCTAATTATGACCTGAAAGAGACCAGTTCTGGTGCTCTATTTGTGGAGAAGGAAAGGAAGAAGGAAACAGCCCCGTATTACCGTGGCCCATTAACGATAACAAAGGCTCAAGCCCGACTTATCATGGAACACTTCAAGGCTGGTGCAAGTGAGCTAGACATTAGGATGGCTGCCTGGAAAAACGATGGGCCAAGAGGTGAGTATATTGGCATCACTCTAGAGGTTATGCCTCCAGAAGACGGTCAATCTGCACCGCCACCACCCCCAGTAGTTGAGGTTGCTCCCATCGAAGACGATATACCGTTCTAGATGGATCTCCAAGACAAGCAGTCTTGGTGTGAGCTTGGAGAGCTTGAGGAGGGCAACTTCCTCAAGTCCCAAGACTTTCACTTGGTGAATGTGTTACCAAACGTAGCAAAAGCCAATGACAAATTCACCCATGATATGCGGATCTCATTCCCGTCAGACTTAAAAACGATCAGGACTAAGTGGCGGTTGTCTCAGGAGATGTTTGGTATAGATCCAAAGTGCGCTATTTCATTAAACAAAAAAGACGTTGTCCGGTATCAACAGTTGTACCCCAACATCATCATTGTTTTTGATATAGAGATACCGGATTACAAAGAAGTTCACTGGTCTGACCTAACCAGGATAACTAGGTTAATAACCCGTGGTCTTGCAAAGGAGCACACATATAAACAAAGGGTAGATGACTCGTCGGGTAACGCTAAATCAAGCTACATATTCGACTGTCGATGGTTCCCCATATTGAGGAAGTAGGATGTTGTTGAAGAAAGAAGAAGTTGAAAAGATGACCCAGATTCAAGGGTTGATTAGATTTGATGATCAGCAGGTAGCAAGCGTTGCAGGCGTTCATGTTCAAACCTTAATTAAAGCTAAAAACAGGAGCGGCAGCTTGAGCACAAACACCATAAACAAGATAAAGGAGTTTATTACTCTTTACGGCGAGAAGGCGCTTAAAACCAAGGTCACTGAAGTGGTCTCAGAGCCAGTAGCTGTCGTAAAAGAAGACATGGTAAGCAGTCCTAGTCACTACGCTGGCGATATTGAGTGTATCGACGCAATGGTTGCAGCTTTTGGCCTTGAGCGCGTTCAAGATTATGCAGCAATCAGTGCTTTCAAGTATATCTGGAGAGAAAGTAAGAAGTGGAATGCCCTTGAAGATAGGGAAAAAGCTTTGTGGTACATTCGTTTTTCCACAGGCGATGACCCACGCCTTGATAATAAAGTTTAGGTCAGGGTACTCCTATACCCAGTAGCGTGTTCCCGTCCGCGTGACCGACAGACGGGGCTAATTAGACCAAGGGTTAACACCCCTCTTTTGCACGTTCCCGTCCGTGTGGTCGCAGGCGGGGCTAACAAGTTCAAGTCAGGAGGGTTGATATCAGCACTTTATTCTTTAGAGCTATAGAGGCTCAAGATAAACAAAAACAAAATTATGTTGACGCTAGGTTATCTAGGGTTAATACAGAGCATTTTACGGCAGATCAAAAGCGCAGAATATGGAATATGCAGGCAAGAGGGGTGCCGTTCAACGAAATACTGGCTGACCAGAAAGTAGAACGGATTGAACTTATGCGGCTAATTAAACGGACATCGTGGCCTGCGCCGTTCGAGATGAGATAAAAAGTTAAAGGAGAAAACATGAGCAAGTTTTATATAAAGGTTTCAGTAAGTAAGGACGGCGAGTTTCTTATAAAAGCAAAGACGGAGGAGGAGGCGCTTAAATGCCTCGAAAACGGCGGAGAAATGAACCTAGTTAAAATGTGGGGCAGGCCAACCATTACCGTGAATAATATTCGAGAGGTACCTGGTGAGTGATTTGTTTTTGAAGTCTATTCGAGGCCAGAGCGGGTACACCCCGCCAGCCCCGCCAAGAGAGGTCTTTGATGAGAAGAAGCGCAAGTCAACAATAAGTGAAAAGTATATTGGGGTTATCCTGCGACACCGGAAGCGCGGCCTTAGCTATATGCAAATTGCTAAAGACTTGGCACTCCCTTATCACACGGTTTACAACGTAGTCAGACGGAACCTTGAACGATGAGGGCCGTCTTATTGCTGGCGTTGTTTTTTTACGCAGACGCGGTTAGTGCTCACGTTCACGACTGGGAATCTGTAAAAAAT